GTAGAATACAAGTACCTATAACCTCTAACATATTGCTAGGGTTAATATCCTTTATGCCAGTTTCTTTAAACGATTCTAAAGTAGGATACTTCATAATCATACCTTTACCATCACCCAATTCAATCTTATTAGTGTGGTCATCACCTACTTGTACTTTAACCTCGGTCAAATTTAATTCTACTTCAGCATAAGTTTTTTTATCATCTGGACATAATAGTTTCAATTTAGAAACTTCACCAACAGACTTTGATCTTATTTGTAAAAATATATACTCAACATCAAACATAGGCATATTAGTTATGTCTATCTTCTTGAAAGTACACTCACTTACAATATCTTTAACAGCCTGGGTGATATCAGCAGTTGCTTTACTCTCCATGGCCATCATAAGTATCTTTTCTTCTTTTACTAAAAACGGTCGATACTTAATCTTTTCATCCGTTGATGGTAGTTCCAACTCATATGTTGGAGTTGTCAGTTTTGGTAGTGCCATAATTTATCCTCCTTATTATATAAAATTATGTAAATGGTAGGAAAACTTTCCCTTTAAATATTCTTCCTATCGGATTCCATACTGTCCGTGCTTGACCAAATATATCTTTTCCCATTCTTTGTAATTCAGGTGGTAGCATACCTAGCAATCCAGTGTTTCTTGCTTTAACATTTGCTGGTGCTTGTGTATGTCTACCAAATGATAAACTTTCCGTTCCTGATCCCATATTACGCCAGTACTTATATGCAAATGAAATGGTTATTTTTATTATCTCACTTGATTTAGCATAACTGTAATCTATTGAACCTATTGTTGTAGGATATACTTCCATTGCTTCAACAGCATAGGTAGGCATATCTCTATTTTGATAACTGTCTGGTCCTAATTGGTATATGTGTAGTTTACCAATATAATTATCGTAATAATTTGCTTTATGTGTATGTTCACCTACACACATTTTTTGCCATGCTTCAAAAAATTGTCTTTCTCTCATATACTTATCTGCATAAAAAGTAGCGGCTATGGTACCTGAAAATGTATGGGTTTGAACCATACTTCTTACTGGTTCTGATCCGTATTGGACTTCTTGTGCCTCCATTGATTTAGAAGGCATTGATATCGAGTCACAATGTATATTAACTTGTCTACCATAAGTTTGTGCTAAATCATTCATGTATTTAGGAGTAACGTTTGTTCCGCCAAAGCCTTCTCCTGTAAAATTTCCTTCTTCATCAAAACCATAATCATTTATATCCACTTGTCCGTTACTATATACTGATCTTGATGCTGTACCTAATATATGTTTTAAATTAACAGGTGGGAATACTCTTATAGCAAATCTTGATGGTCTAGCATAACCTTCTGCTGACGCCATTGCTGATCTAAAACGACCAATAGTGTTGTCGGTGTTCGCCTGCATTTTAAATCTAGGATCCCTATCTGTTTTATGATAAGCACTAGATTTAGAATCACCTCTTGATATACCACCTCGTATATCAAATGGTCCTATTCTTTTACCTGCTCTAAATATTGCCATTAGTATGGTCTCCCTTTTTTAAATCTAGCAACAGGTAGAAATACTGCAATTGCCATTTCATTTGCTGGTATATTTAAAAACATTGATCGTATATGATTCCACAGATAGTGTTTTGCTGTTTTTCTCATATATGAGTTATTTCTCCATTTAATATTATATCTTGTTTTATTATCAAATCTTTTATCAGTAGTTGTATTTGCTAAACTTCTCAAAAATGCCACTCTGGCACCATAAGGTAAATAGTGAAAGTTTAATCCTATGAAACCTCCCTTTGCTGGTTCTAAAGGGAAGATTAAAGGAAACACATCATAGTAAGGTAACTTTGCTTTCCATTTAGGGTCATAACCAAATAAGTTCATAATACCATATTTCGGTCTTACTGTTGCTTTACCTTGACTAATTAGAGTCCTAGCAGTAGGCGTTGTCATAGACCGTACTTTCTTTCTAAACCAGTCATATGATTTCGGACCTGTTGTCGTGTCTAATATTTTATCAAATACCGTTGCCATACTACTATTTATAATTCAATACTTCAGCAGGGCTAAAAAAAAGGGGTCTATAAAAGACCCCTTTCTTAATCATTATATAAAGTATATTAAATTATTATTATTTTTTAGTATATATAGAGTAAAGTACCCAAACAGCAACTAAACCTACAAGTCCTTGACTTGAAAATCCTGCTATAATATTTTGTACATTACCTATCACAGAAATATTTGGCCAGAATGGCACAACTTGTCCTGTGAATAGAACCTCAAGCACGATACCTAAAGCTATAAGTGAAACACCTACATCTGCTAGAGAACTTGCCCAGTCCTTTATTTTGTTAATAACTTCCATATATAATCTCCTTTATATGATTTGATATCTCAAATTCTAATTCATAGTGTTGTATGTTTATTTATAAAAAAAGGGGTTAGGACTTTCACCCTAACCCCTAAAGAAACAGGTGGAGAGATTATGCGTCTTCTTCTGCCAGTTTAGTAAAATAAGATAGTGTTTCATCACCATCTTCATCTACACCTGGAGTTTTTGACGAACTATCAACTGTTCCTGTTTGGACTGGAGCCACATTTGTCACAGGTGGGATCGCAACATTTTCGGCTGTTCCAGTACTTCTTGAACCACTTAAAACTTTATCTACTTTCGCTTTAAGCTCATCATAAGATTTAAAGTTTTCAGGTGCAAGAAATGGTTTTAGGGCAAATTGCTTGTCCCAAATTTGTTGTATTGAATCATCATTGTCTTTAATTGCTGAAGAACTATCAAATTCTGATTTATCATAGTTCCAGTAACCATCAACTTTTCTGATTTTTAATTTGAAGTTAGCACCTTCCCAAAAATCAAATGGGTTAATAGGTTTTTCATCTTCAAATTCAGGTTTCATTGCTTCAGTAATCTTATCAAAGATTTTCTTACCGAATTTAAACAACTTAACTTGACCTTCGTTTTCAGGATGTTTAGCGTCATTGATAATTAAAATGTTTGCAATATAAGAGAGTTTTCTTTTTCTCTTTCTTGCAATTTCTTTATCTGCTTCAACGCCAGAATTCCAAAGTAAAGTATTTGCTTCACTAACTGGATCTTTTTTGTTAAGTGTTGTTAAACTATTTTCAATGTACCAACCACCAGGTCCTTGAAAAGCGTGTGACCATAGTCTTGCCCATGGTAAGTCTTCGCCTTTAACTGCTGGTAGAAATCTAAAAACAGCATAACCATTACCTGACTTATCTAATTCTGGTTTCCAGAATCTTTCATCAGCGAATGATTGTTTTTGTTTTTGAGGATCTGATACTTTAGCAAGTTCTGACACTAGGGTGTCAAGGTTTGATTTTGAGCGTTTTAACGCTGCTATACTTGTATTCATATGTATTTTCCTTTGTATGTTATTGTATATTGTTGTATCTGTATTGTGCTATATTAACGCACATTGTTATTTATAATACTACTCTTTAATAAACCAAGACTTAATTATATTGATGTTTCTAGCAATTTGGTCTTTACCATCTTGCCAATTTTTCTTTTGAAACTCAATTGTATCTTCTTTTACTGTACTGATATGAGCAACTAATAAATTTTTTTGTTTAATAAATTCATTACTTATATCATTTAAAGTAGTTTTCTCATTAGTATTTCCCACCGTAGCAGTAAAGCATAATACTAAAAAAGCTATTATTATAGTTTTCATATGTCTATTATATCATTTTCAAGTCTTATTGTCAAGCAATTCTAACTTCATTTTTAATGCTTTGACTTCTTCCACTTTATCTTCCACTTGTTTGGCAAGTAACTTATTATCATATTTTAAATCGGCATTTTCTTTTTCCAATTCACTTCTCAATTTTCTATTCATCATTTGATGTTCTCTATTGATAGCATTTAATTCCTCCACTCGCTCTATCCTATGACCTATTGAAGTTCTTAAATCACCATTCTCTTTTTCCAATTCTCTATACGCAATTTCATCCATAGTGTCCAACGGTCTACGCATAGCTTCTGCCTCTCTTACTTTGTCCGCTAATTTTTTATTCTCTCTTTGAAATTTATCGTTAATTTCAAGAGCGATAGACAATGAATTATCCAATTCTTTAATTCTTTTATCTGTTTCATCAACTTGTCTAGTTAAATCTAAAGGTCCTCTA